GGGATTTGGTCACTCAGTGGGTGAGCGAGTGCACGTGGAGAACCGAGATGGACTGGGTGGTAACGCGGTACTCGAGATCACCGCTACAGATGGCTATGGTGGCTTAGTGTCGCCTAGTATGGAGGTCAGTACGCTCAGTGTGGATAGTGGTGGGACGCGCTACAACGTTGGTGATCTAGTGTCGCTGTCAGACAACGCGACTGTGACAGTGGCTACGCTCGCTTCAGTCGCGCTTACTGGGACGTCCATAGACAGTGGTGGTAGTGGCTACAAGTATGCTACAGTGTACTTTGACGATACCTCAGGGAACCATTATACATCCACAGGAACACTCACTGGAGGTGTGCTATCCTCAGTACCACTACCTGACGCAACTATCACTACTCGTCCAGTGGTCTACGTCAATGGCTCAGGATGTACTGGATCTGCGACAGTCACATCCAACACTGTAGGAGCACTTACTGTCACGACATCTGGACGCAACTATGTCGCACCTACTGTACTATGGTATACGGATATTGCTCGTACTATACCAGCTAACGTGTCTAGTCCGAAATGGACATACACCTATAATGCTACGCGAGGGATCACCGCTATTACTAAAGTGGGTGACGGATACTTCGACTATGTGGATACCACTGTACTGTACTATACGGTGGTTGAAGAAGCGGGTGAGGGTGCTGTAGTAACTCCGCATATGGGTGGAGAGATTGCGACTGTCAGTATCGTGGATCGAGGAGAGTATACAGGTGTACTTCCAGCACGTGTGACTGCACGTAGTATCACTGGTACTGGAGAGCAGGCAGTGTTCGACGTTCTGTATCGTGTAAAGGCATTAAGTATAGATAATGCGGGAGCATGCTACATCAATCCTACACTGACATTCGCTGGTGGCGTAGGAGATGGTGCAGAGATTGCACTGGGACTATCCGATGGTGTGGTGAACGGTGTGACTGTGAACACTGCAGGATCTGGATATCTACCTTCGCGTACTCGTATTACACCGGATAACAATGGTTACGGAGCTATTCTATCACCCATCTATAACGCAACCTATGGTATTAGTGATGTGGAGATCGAGTCTGGTGGTACAGGATATACTGCAGGGAGCTTTACGATACAAGGATACTCTACAACACGTACAGGAACATGCACTGCGGCATCGACGACAGTGTATCTGAACACTGTCGTTAATCTAGTGGTTGGTATGCAGGTGACGGGTAGTCTGTTAAGTAGTACGCGAGAGATTGCGGCAATTGACACTACGTTGAATACCATCACTCTGGATGCTTCAACGGGAGTATCTTCTGGTACTACGATGCTGACCTTTGCGCCAGATCCTGCGGACATTGACTACACGGTGGTGGACGGTGTTATCACTTCCGCGCAGGTTCGTAATCCTGGTGCGTATTATGCGGAGTCGCTTACTACCATTGGTATTACCACAAGCACTGGTTCTGGAGCTGTATTGACACCCGAGATCTTCGAAGGCAAGCTACGCAATGTGGTCATTGCGAACGGAGGTTCGGCATATGATTCAGCCGATGTTGCAACTGTTACTACAACAGCTACGAGTGCTACGGGATCTCTGACAACTGCCGGAACCGGAACTGTCCGTCGTATTACTGTGCTTAACTCAGGTGAAGGATATCGTCCCGGAACACCATTGGTACTGACTGTATCGACACCTACGTCACCTACGCTTGCTAATGGTGGTCGTCAAGCTGTGGTACGTCCTTCTATACTGGATGGTGAAATTGATGCAGTAGAAGTGATCGACGGTGGATATGGCTACGTGGACGGTGTCGCTACGCTGAGTATCACCGGTGGTGGAGGATCTTCCTTCGCAGCGACAGTGCATGTCAACGTGGTATCCAAGCGTGTAGAAACCATCGAAGTGACGAACTCTGGTTCTGGTTACAGTCTTGGTACGCGTGTCGAGCTTCTCGGTGATGGTACTGGTGCAGCAGCAACGGCAGTCCTTGATACTGGTGTAAATGCTTTGTACATTGAGGATGGCGGCTCTGGATATGTACAACCAGACTGTCTCATCTACGACGCTGCCAATGCTTCCGCAGAGTACACGTTATCCGCAGTTAATGGCGTCATTCGTTCCGCGACTGCAGTTTCTATTGGATCTGGTTATACTACTCCTGTAGTAACAGTCTACGATAACGAAGGACTTGCACGACTATCCGTTAATTTGAACGCTGGAGAGGTGGACACTATCGACATAGTCCGCAATGGCTTCTATACGGCAGTGCCGGATGTGTCCATTATCGGAGATGGTACTGGCGCGACTGCGACTGCCGCTCTTGATGCGAACGGACGTCTAACCACTATCACGGTGACTGCATCCAATGCTGACTACACCTGGGCTCATGCGATTCTGATCTCAAACACTCCTACCACCGATGCAGTTATCTCTGGTGTACAGCATCGTGGTATTAGTGCTATCACGGTGGACTCTGGTGGCATTAACTACGAGAATTGCAACGTCGCTATTATTGGTGACGGATTTGGTTGCGATGCCTCCGCGATTATTGAAGGTGTCGGAAATCTCGAGTCGGTGTCTCTGGATACTGCAGGATCCGGTTACACCGCTGTACCACGTATCACTGTGGTGGATGATGGAGCCATTGGTGCGATCTCTGCAGTATCGGTGGTGGAACCTGGAGACGGATATGCGACAATGCCTCGTTGTACGGTTCCCATTAACTATGCACGCAGTCTGGTTGCAGTGGATGATGTCACAGGATTCGCGATCACTGATGTTATTACAGGTGCAGATTCACTCGTGGAAGGTGTCATTGTTATGATTGACACTGTCCGCAATCTTCTGGTGGTCGATGTTTATCCGGATGCTGTCGGTTTCGGTGAAGATGTACATTGGCAGGCGAGTGAGGTGGTGGAGAATGAGTCTGCGGTGACCGCTATCGTTCAATGGGCTACCATGGTTTCCAATGCTGCGGTTGCTGCTATCGGAACCGACATTGGTGCAGTGCGTTCAGTGCGTGTTCACGAAGGTGGATATGGCTATGACGAAGTGCCGTATGTTCAGTTTCCACAGGTGTTCATTACTACTGATCAAGGTATCGGTTTTCGCAATGCGGAGCTGGTCTACGTCGCTAACTACAACTATCCCCTTGATGATGACGACAATCCTGTTTATACGCAAGGTCCGCATGGCTACGTACACTCCTTCGACATGTCATCCAATCTACTGGTACTGTATCGCACTAACATGCATTTGTTGCCGTTCACCATCTCGACTGAGGACTATACTCCCTTCGTACTAGAGTCCGGTGATACTCTAGTGAACGAGGCGAACTTCCTCGTTGACTATGCAACCACACTTGTGGGATCGGTTACGGGTACTGAGGTGCGCATTCGGTACTATGATCGTGCGAACGGACATGCTGTGCGCGGTGGTATGTGGTCCGATGTCAACGTCTTTGACACTACTGCGGGCATGCTATCTGAGTATACGCGTTGCCTGCACAACGGTGAGCGTATACAGGACTTCGCCTACTACATCAAGTCTGGACTACAGCTCAAGGACTACGAGCGCGTATTAGCATCGCTGTTGCATCCAGCCGGATATAAGCAGTACGGTGATGTCACCATTGAGACCTTCGTGGAACTACTGTTCGGTATCTTCGAGTCCACGGGTGGTGTGGGTTCTGGTGGTATTACAGGATCTGTGGTATTGGTACTACTTGCTGCACTTGCGAATCTAGCACTACGTGACGCACAGAACGAGACTACGTTGATCTTCCCCACACCGTATGATCTGGATGAAGTGGTGCAAATCTTCTACGATGAGTTTACACCTCCAGAACTTGATGGGATCAATAATGACTGGTTAAACAAGTTCAGTTACTATCCGGTAGAAGGACATGTGTCCAATGGTGACACCTACTCTAGTACACCGATTGATCTGTGGGCTGACTTCACCTTCGAGACGCTTGCTTCTACAGAGCGTTGGACTGATGACAGATCATGGATGCGACAGATGACACATGAGGCTTACATCACTATAGAAACGGGTGACTGAACCCCATAAATATATGCAACAAACGCGTGGGTTATACTACGAAAAATTTATCGTGTGATCTTCGAAAACCTGGTTTTTCGGAATATCCCATAAAACACGGTGAGTTTTCACTTTTCGATCGCTTAAAGACGTCTTAAATGATGGTTTAAAGAGGTTAACCCACAAAAGGATACAGTATCGTTAGTTTTAGTGAAGTTTGCGTTCTGGAACACGCATAAAATAGGGTGAGTTTTCACCCGGTTTTTCAGCTTTTCACTGATCCTGGCATTTTAGGCTACACAGCAGAGGACATTCTTCAATTATGGCAGCTATCGCAACCAACCGCTTTCGTGTTTTGAACGCACGAGCATTTATCAACAGCCTGAGCAACTACTACTTGTTCATTGGTCGTCCACAGGCATGGGCATCTGACACTTCACCGGATACTCCACTCGATGCTGAACAGGCATTACAGTTCGTGTATGACGACATGATCGCTATGAAGAAGATGACAGCTAGTGATCGTTCACTCGCTATCGAAAAGCGTGACTGGACCTCTGGGCAGTACTACAACATGTATCGCCATGACTATGATGGTACGATCACCGTTAAGACTCTGGGTGGTGGTTCACACACTCCAGCGACTCTTGCGGATGCTAACTACTATGTGGTTGCTTCTAACAACAACGTGTACGTCTGCCTGTATGCTCCTGAGACTGCGTCAACCGATAATCCTGGTGGATATGGTACAAACTCCTATGCTCCTATCAACGCATCAGATGGATATAAGTGGTTGTTCATTGGTAAGCCTACGTCTGCAGAGGTGGTGAAGTTCGTGACCAATGACTTCTTCCCTATCAAGACCATTGCTGCTGATCCTGGTTCGGGTCATGAGGACTATACCCAATGGTTGGCACAGGCTAATGCGGTGACGAAGGCTGGATGCGTATACACCATTCTTATTACCAATGGTGGTACGGGTTATGGTGTGTCACAATCGAACATTCCTATTACGGTGAAGGGTGATGGTTCTGGTTTGGTGGCAACGGCAGCGTCAAATGCTGGTGGTGCTATTTCTGCTATTACCATTAGCAACAATGGAACGGGTTACTCTTGGGCGGAGTTCACAGTAGGCGGTACTGGTAACAGTGCGACATTGAAGGCGATGATCACTCCAGCAGCGGGCTTGGGAGCAAATCCTGATCTCGATCTGAATGGATTCTATACAGTGGTGACAACACGTTTAGAATATGCGGAGGGTGCGGGTACGTTTCCAGTATCCAATGACTATCGTCGCCTAGGCTTACTCGTTGATCCATTGCAGTATGGCACAACCAATGCACTGACTGCAACTACAGCAAACAACTGTTACATCATTGAGGTCGATAATCCTACAACTGGTTCCATTGGTGTAGACAACATCTTTGAGGATGACAGCACAGGTGCTCGTGGTATTGTTGTCGATGTTCAAGATGGTACGGGTGTAAAGACTTTGAAGGTGATTCGCACACAGGCTGAGAATGCTGATCCGGCTGCTACACCAAATGCTGAGTTCACAGCACCTAATCCATACAAGGTCTATTCCGGCGGAACTGAAGTTGCATCGGGCAATGGTATCAACACTGTAACACCACCTGATGTTGAGCCTAATAGTGGTATCGTTGCATACTATGAGAATCGTCGTCCGATTACTCGTGCTGATAATCAGATTGAAGATATTAAGGTTGCGTTCCAGTTCTAAGCATAAATAGAACATAACATAAGTACACGGGATTACATAATAGCATGCTAAACTTCAACATTGCTCCATACTTTGATGATACAGTACCAGAGTCAGATTACTATCGTATTCTGTTCACTCCTGGTAAGCCAGTACAGACTCGAGAGCTAAATGCACTACAGAGCATTCTGCAACAGCAGGTGCGTTCACATGGTGATCATATCTTCAAGAATGGTTCCATGGTCATTCCGGGTCACATCTTTTACGATAACCTAGTTTATTATGGTCGCCTACAGAGTACGCACAATGGTGTCAATGCTGACGTACTTCTTGAATCCTTTGTGGGTGTCACTGTTCTGGGTCAATCCTCAGGTGTCAAGGCGAAGGTTATTCACTATGAGTTGTCAGGTATGGGTGATCCACCAACCATCTTCTTTAAATACCTCGAGTCGGGTACAAGTGATACCTCATTCATTGATGGTGAGGTTCTAATTGATGTTGATAGTTCACAACAGATTCGCCTTGATAGTGCTAACTCAACTGGACTAGGTAGCATCGTCACAATCAATGATGGCATCTATTACATCGGTGGTATTTTCTGTCGTGTAGCTCGTCAGACTATTACTCTTGAGAAGTATAGCGATCGTCCAACCTATCGCGTAGGCTTGAACGTCCTTGAAACTCTAGTAACAGAAAAGGATGACGAAAGTCTATATGACAATGCTCTAGGTTACAGTAACTATGCTGCTCCTGGTGCACATCGTTATAAGATCGAATTGGATTTGGTTAAGAAGAGCTTCGAGACTGCAACTACTGTAGAAACCGATGCAGATCAGTTCGTTGAATTGTTGCAGATTAAATCGGGAGCAATTCAAAAGAAGGTCAATGAAACCAAGTATAGTGAACTCGAAAAGATGTTTGCTAAGCGTACCTATGATGAGTCTGGTGATTATGAAGTAGTTCCTTTCGAGATTACTGCTTCTGAGTATCGTTCAAACAATCGTGGTGCGTGGGCAACAGGTAATGTGTACTTGCTTGGAGATGTGTGCTATAGTAACGGATATTATTGGGAGGCTCGCAGCACAGGAACGGCGGGCGCGACTGCTCCTATATTGTCTGGAACCAACTATCGTGTATTTGATGGTGGTGTGACTTGGCAGTATACAGCAGCACCATACTACAATCAAGGAATGAACATTCCAGCTTTGGATGAAACACTTGCTACACAACAGTTTAATGAAAGCAAGATGTTGTATACCATCTATCCTGGTAAAGCGTACATTCGTGGTTTTGAAACTGAACTACAATCCAATGCATTTGCTGCAGCATCTAAAGCACGCGAATATACACATGTAAAGAACAACAATGTTCCTGTAACAGCTGGAACATTTACTAAAGTCGACACTCTTTCTGGTCTACCAGATATTGATACTTGTGAATTGGTTAACATTCACTATCTAGATTTGGGACAGGCATATGGTACTTTAAAGAGACAAGCCACAGCCACATACACTGTAACAACTGGTGCGATTTCTGTAGTTACTATTACTGATGGTGGTTTTGGATATGATCGTGACAATCCACCAACTGTTACTGCAGCCGTCGGCTCCGGTGCTGTTCTAAAAGCAATTATTAGTACATCTTCTGAGCTGATTGGAATTCGTGTAGTTAATGGTGGTACAGGATATAGTAATGGTTCATTTACTATTAGTGCACCACCTGCTTCTGAACCAACTATTGGTACTTGCCGAATTCGTTCAATTGACCACGACACTGGAACAATTGGAACTTCCGCTGCAGTATACAAATTGCAAGTATTTGATGTAAGAATGAAGCCCGGATATCGTTGGGATATTCATGCTATGTCTTTGCAGCAGGGTACAACTTATTTCAGTTGTAACATTGTTAAGACTAAGACTACATTGTCTGGTTTGGTTAGTGTTACTTCAAGCGCCACTGATGTAGTTGGTAATGGCACATATTTCATTAATGAGTTGTATGGCGGTCAGCATGTTTTGATTAACGGTGAACATCATTTTGTATCTGATACTATTACTTCTGATTTAGCATTTAACACTGCTCACGATTTTGCAGCTTCAGCTTCAAGTGTACCCATTGAAGTATACACGTCTTCATTTGAGTCGTATGGAAACTTGTTAATTCCATTACCTAAAGCTTACATGCGTACAATGAGAAGTGATGATGATTACACTATCAACACTCAGTACTATGTTAAGCGTCGAATTGATATTGGTGCGGGTTCTACTGCAAACCTAACTGTACCTGGAGAAACATTCGCAAATCCAGAAGCATATGGTGCATTCGTTATTGCACGTTTAGATAACGGTGCAATTGTTGATCTACCTATTACTCGTGCATCTGATAACAAGACAATTACTGTAACTCGTGGTGGTGTAACAGCATCATTGGAAATTATTGCAACAGTTAAGAAGAGTCTAGTCGCTGCTAAAGAAAAGGTTAAGACCCTTAAGGTTAAGACAATTGAAATTATCAACAAAGAACAAGTTGAGGCTGACGAAATTCCATTGACTGAAGCTGATGTAATTAATGTTCTTTCCGTTAAAGTATCGGGAGATAGAAGTGCACTACCAATTGGTGGCGCCAATTACGAAGCATTTGATTTAGTAGATAGTATTGATGTAACAGAAAAATATCAACTGTTGACAGGTCAAACACCAACCTATTATGGTATGAGTAAGATTCGTCGCCTTCGTGGTATAAAGGCACCAGACAATGCTATTCAAATTACCTTTGAGTATTACGATCATGGTGTTGGTGATTATTTCAGTATTGACTCTTATGTTGGTGTTCCATATTACAAGATTCAACCCGAACTTCGTGACGTAATTGATGTCCGTCCTCGTATCGACGACACTGGTAGTAACTTCAATAGTGATGGTTCATCTGTAACTGAACCATTTGCACTTGATGAAGATTTTGTTTGTGATTATTCATATTTCTTGCCTCGTCGCGATAAGATTGTTTTGTCAACTGACAGTGCAGTTATTGTTGAAGAAGGAATTTCTGGATATGGATTGCAGGTAAATCCAAATAAAGATGGAACTCTTGTTATTGCTGAAGTAACATTGGCTCCATATACTATTCAAGCTAAAGAGCCATTCGTTGCAATCAAGAAATTAGAACATAAACGCTATACCATGAAAGACATTGGTCGTTTGGAACAGCGTATTGAAAACCTTGAATACTATACACAATTGTCACTTCTTGAAAAGAATACCATTGAACAAAAGATTCTTGATCAAGATGGATTGGAGCGATACAAAGCAGGTATTCTTGTCGACCAATTCACGTCATTAGATGGTGGAGATGTTCTTAATACTGACCATCTATGCGCTATTGATATGGATCAACAGGAATGTCGTGCTGCTGCTGAAGTAGTTAATGTTCCAATGATCGAGAAGTATACTGAAAGTACGCAAAAGTTTAATCAGCATTATCAAGTAAGTGGTAATGTTGTGTCACTTCCATACACTTCAGTTATGATGACTGGTCAGATTGTTGCCTCAGCTGGGTCTGATGGAATTATTAGTTGTAATCCATATAGTGTTGTAATTTACAAGGGTTCTATGGAACTCGTTCCATCTGAAGATAATTGGATGGACACTGAGCGTCTACCAAATCGTACAATCAATATTGGTAGTGGAACTCCAGGTACTGTTAACCTTGGAACACAATGGAATTCATGGCAGACTACTGGTTCTACAACAAGCACAACTTCTACTGCACTACCAAGTACAACAAGTACAACATCTAGGGTTGTTGGAACTAATACTATTACGGGTGCAGCACAAACAACGAATTCTACTAGACAATTGGGATTCGGAGTAACTGCAACAACACTAACAACAACTAGACCAATCACAACAGAAACAACAACTGCAACAACTGTTGCAACAACAACTAATCGTCTAGTCACTTCTACAACAAATACTGCTCAGGCTAGAACCGGAACAACAACAACTGCAACAACAAGTACATCATCTTCAACAGAAGATCGCTTTCAGGATATTGCATTTATTCCGTTTATTCGTTCTCGTCCAATTGTATTTAAAGCTACTGGCTTAAAACCTAATACTTTAATGTATCCATTTTTCGATAAAGTTAATGTGTTAGATTATTGTTTGCCATTAGAAGAATTGGTTATCACTTATGATTTTACTGGTTCAGTATCCGGTGATGATGTGTTATTGCCTGATGCTCTAGAGGATTCAGAAGATGAATTTGCAGATACACCAAGCAGATGGGTTCGTCGTTTAAAAAGAGGTCTAACAACTGAAGAAACAACTGAATTTGAGCAACAAGTCGGTGAGCGTCTTGAACTCCGCCGCGGCAGAAATAAGAGACCACGCAACAATACATTTAGAGGTTTTTGGCATGGTCCTCGCCGTCGCCGTCGCAATAGAGATGATCGTCGTGATCGTCGTGTGAGAGCTGATAGATTATTTCTAGATCGTCGTACTGAAAATAGAACCACAATTCGTACTGAATGGAATGATGAGCGTGAAGAAAGAAATCGTCCAAGAGCACGAAAAGATCGAAATCGCGGCGCCGCACAAGACGTAGCAACAACTAATGTGGAATCTTTTATCTATGAAGAAGGAGATTTGATTCAACAGTTAGATAATGGTGGCAACATTATTGCTACAGCTATTGTCGTTGAAATTATTGATCAATATGATTCAAATGGTAATCTTGAAAAAATCATGAAGATTACCAACCGTAACGGAACCTTTGAGGTATCAAATGGAACTGAAAAATTTGTACGAGAAGAAACAAGTGGTGTTTCTGCAAAGGTTCTAGGATTCCGTGGTCTTGACGAAGTAGAGCTTCGCACCAATTCCGTTGGTACTATCATTGGTGAATTCCTGATTCCAAATAGGGAAGACATTCGTTTTCCAATTGGAACTCGTAAATTCTTCTTGACTGATGATGCTCTTAATCGTCCAGATTTTATTAAGACTGCATCAACTGCGGAAGCTGAATATCATGCTCTTGGTATATCTAAGATGCGCCAGAATGTCACAACCAATGTGACAACTACATCTATTGCTCAGACTCCAACATCTGAATCAAGAACATTAACTAGTTCTTCGACTAATGTGCAGAGTAACACCACAACTGCTACTACTTTAAGTACAGCTACAACAACCTCAGCTGTTCGAGTTACTAGTCAAATATTTAATGCTTCTTTTACTGAGCCTCAGCAGATGGATCCTATTGCTCAGACTTTCCGTATACCAACGGATAATACCGACCCATCAGCAGGAGCGTTTATTACTGGAGTAACAGTATTCTTTGTGTCAAAACCAGTAGAGAATATTAATGTATTCTGCCAGATTAAAAATGTTGAGAATGGATATCCTGGTTCAACTGTGTATGGACAGGTAACACTTACACCATCTGAAGTTGATGTATTTCCAGATACCTATATTCCAACTGGAGAGAATCATACTGGTACAACATTCAAATTTGAATCACCAATTTATTTGAAGCCTGAAGTAGAATATTGCGTTGT